ATGCCTGCCCGGCTGGTGCTCTACCTGCTGGCTCAGTGGGTGGAGTGGCTACCTGTTTTGCTACGATCTGCCGCGCCTGCTGCTCTCCCTGCTTGTCCATCTTCCGTTCATCGCGTTCAGACTGCTTGTCGCCCTGGATGTCGCTATGGGCCTTATCCCTGGCATCCAGCTCGTCGGTCTGCGCTGCGCTCTTCTCAGACAGGTTCTGCTGCAGGTTCATCCCTTCAGCGGAGATGGCCAGCTGCACTTTCAGTTTTGAAAGCTCTATCTTGGATTTCTCGGAATATTCCATCATGCGGATCTGAAGGTCCATCTCTTTCATCTTCAGATCATGGCCCCGTTCCATCTCTGCCTGCTGGGCCTTGAACTGCAGCTCCTGCATGGTTGCATCCTGGACCAGCTTGGCCTTGTCCATCTCAGTGGCCTGGCGGATCTTGGCAACCTCGATTGCGGCCTGCTGCTGGGCCTGCTTCCGGATCTGCCGGTGCCTGCGGCTGGCCTTCGCCCTGCTCTTCCTTCGGCTTCAGGATATCCAAATGGGCGCTGGCATAGAGCTGTTCGACAGCCTTATCCCAGTCGGTCCTGCGGAGGATGTCCGGATCTGCCTTCATCTGCCAGACCGTGAGGAGCATCTGCCGCATCTGGTCCTTTTCGAAGAGAATAGACGCTCCGCGTGGGTCAACGTCGAAGTCTCCTTTCGCTTTGTGATCAGGATGATACTGCATGTTGTAGTCGTAATACCGTCTCAGGTGGGGAACGGTGACACGATCATCCCACAGTTTGACCTTGGAACGATAGGTGATGTTGGAACTGTCAACCACGATGTTCGTGGCTCCCAACGTCTCAGGGGCTTCTTGAGCTTCCCCCTGGAAGATGGTTGGAGTTGCAGTCATGAGATCCACAAATCGCAAGGCCAGCTCCAACATATTCTGTAAGTCTGCCTGGTTATTGGTGGTCTGGAACGAGGTGATCGCCTTCCTGATGTCATCGAAGTCGGTGTCGCCGTCCCACTTCCACAGCTTCTTGCCTGTCAATTCCCAGATGCCGTCAGCCGGTTCAATGCCCTTGATGGCGACGTTGCTGCCGGATGAATCACCAGCATTATCCAGCATCTGCCTCCATGCGGCGTTGATGATCCGTTGAGCCCAGGCCATCTTCATGGGTTCGCCTGCACCCCATGGCAATCCATCTATGGGCGACCAAGGGAAGAAATCATAGAGGTTGTCACCAGTGTCCAGCAGGTTGAGATCTGCCTTGACCGGGTGATCATTAATGAAGATGACGCGGGCGCTGACCGGCTTGTCGCCTGTGCATTTGCAGTTCAGGATCTCCAGGAAGTCGGGCCGGACGTTGCCGTTGTACTCCCATACCTCATACAGCTCACCGCGCTGGGCGTTCTCGACCCGGACTTTGAAAGCATTCGCGTGCTGATCCTGGGCCACGTTCAGGCGCTTCGGCTGCTCTCCCAGGACCAGCTCAAGCTGCCGGGCTGAGTACCCAGGCTGACCGATAAGGCGCTGCACCTCGGCAACACGCATGGTGTCCTTCTCCCAGAAGTACGCTGCCTTCTGCGGGTCGTCGCCACAGTCAGGGCTTGGGTACAGGTTCCAGGGATCGATCTCCTTGGAGATGGGCCTGTTGTCCTGCTTGTACTCAAGGATGTGGACCAGCTTGCCCTTCTTGTCCTTGGTGGGGTTCCAGATCCTGCGGAGCTTCTTCGAAGCGCACGGGCCTTTGATGATGCCGGTGCCCATACGGACGGCTCGGGAGATGACCTTCCTGGCCTCTTCGTTGTACTGACACTCTGTGAGCTGATCATCCACGATCTGTTCCATCTTGGCCATGGCCCCGGTGGCTCGTACCATCAGCTCATTGTAGACATCATTCAGGGCTGCAGGCTGTCCGTTCGTGAACTGGATCGGCTCTCCCTTGGGTCCGACTGCCGGGCTCATGTCGCCCTTCATCTGGGCTACTTCAGGCCTCGGCGTGACCTTGAAACCGTAGTTCTTTGCGAACACCGGGAAGAGGATATCTTCGATCCTGCCCTGCGCTACCTCGCACCGGCCCCGGATGATGTTCATGACGGCCTTGCTGCGGGCTACCTCGCCGGTCTGCTTGATCGGTGCGTTGCCGGACACATAGTCCATCATCGTGCTGTAGGCCGGGAGATCTGTGGTATAGTCCAGCAGCTCCTCGCTGATCCTCCACCACAGTTCGACCCCGGACATGGCCCGCCACTCGACTGCCTCGCTGCGTGTCGTGAGGATCGATTGAGCTACGGTCATGACGGCCTCTTCCTCGATCATGGCCAGCTCGGCCTCATCAGCTTCGCTCAGTACGGAGTGGATCGCGCCTTCCGGAGCGCCCTCTGTCGCATCGTCCTCCAGTACGTTCTTACCGGACACAACCGAGTCGAGATCTTCCTCGCTTGCCAGGAGGCTCGCTTCCTCTTCCTCGTACATGCGGTCTTCGGTGTCCCGCTCCACATCAGTCTGCTTCCTAGCCATCAATTACCTCCACAGTATGCTCCATTTTGCTGCCTAGCAAATAAATTAACCAACCAGCAATCACGGGGCTTCCGTGTCGCGGTGTCTCCAAAAATACGGGCTCAGTACAAACCATGCCTAACATCAGTACCCCACGCCTCGATCCAGCGGGACACGCGGCGGCATGACGGCCTGGTTCTTCTTGACCTTCTTCACGATTGCACCGAAAAGCTCTGTGAATGCCCACACATAGGCATCAGCACGGTTCGGGCTGTTCGGGCCTTGGTAGCCGTTGGTGGTGAACTGCACCAGCTCGTCCTCCAGCAATGGGTAATAGCCTACGTGCCGGATCTTCCCCAGCTCTACCAGTGCGGCGATGGGTTCGGCCCTGACCTGTTTACCTCGGGATGCAGTGACGGCCTTATATGGTGTTCTTGGCCTGGTGACCTGGATCACGCGTTCGACCATAGCGCCACCGAAGTTCTGCTCTGCTACGATGGTATTGGCTTCGAAGCGTTCGAACGAATCAGTGGCCACCTTGCCCCATGTAGCAGGCCCTGCCTTGACAGTACAGTCCGCCAGGAGATATCCAAGGCCATCGATCCCGAGCCCGGCCACGACAATACCGATCTCGTCGTTCTTCGCGTTTTCCTCGTCGCCAGATCCGGACGGGTCAACCGCCACTACGATCCTGACCATGTCGGGTACATCGATGTCATTAACCACCCTGTATGTCTCGATCTTCACATCGTCAAAGAGCTGGTTCTCTACGATCTCGCTGAACACACCATCCCTGAACCGCAGGCGCATCCTGGCTGTCATGGCATCCAGCTTCTCCATGAAGTCGGGCGACAGATTGGCCAGGTTGTCTTTCGGGTTCATCTGCATGACGGCGTAACGCTCCGGATGTGCGAGTGTTTCCCGCTTGTCAGCCTTCATCTTCTGAATGAACATCTTGTAAGACCAATGGCCTTTCGAAGGTGGGTTCTCGTCGTAGAACATCTTCGGCACCAGCAACCGCAGGCCTTTCCCCTCGACCTCCTGATAGACCTTCTGGGCAAGCCGGGTGATCATCGTCTCACGGGCCTGTAGTGATATCTGGCTGCACTCATTCAGGAATATGGTTACATACTCCATACCCAGGAGCTTCTCCAGGCGCTCGCCCTCGTCCAGGCCACCAAACCATACCTGTGCTCCGTTCGGGAACTGCGCGTACCAGTCGGACTTATCGATATGACACTTGACACCGGGGAAGCACAGCCGCATCATCTTCGGCCATGTATCCAGGATGATTGACTGCTTGACATGGTTGAACCGGTAGCGCATGATCGCGTGCCGGGAGAAGGGCGATTTCATGGCCCGGATGGCGATGGTCCGGCAGATCAGAAACGTCTTGGCGCTACGAGCTCCACCATAGAGAAGGATGTCCGAAATGCCCGGTGTGGCGATCAGGTGCTGTGCTTCGACTTGCTTCGGCGTGAGCCTGAAGTCGGGATTCTCGGCTGAAGGTGCGTCGTAGGTCTTGATCACAGGTTAGCCTCGTCTTCGGTCAACCGCACGGTCCAGACTCCCTTGTCACCATCGGCCTTATCAATGCCGTAGATCCGTGCTTCGGCCTCGGCCAGCTTGATCCAGAGCTCCATCAGCTTCTTCAGAATGTCAACCATCTCGCCAAGTGCAATGAGCTTTTCGAATTGCCTGGTCACCAGCACGTAGTCAGGATGCTCTTCGTTAATCATTCCAACCAGTTCAACCAGCTTCTCAGGCTCATGATATGCTTTCTTAACCTCGGCCAGGACATCGGAAATGAAGCGTCGGTTATCGGTTGCATCATCCTCTTGTTCCGTGCGAATTCGGGCAATTACGTCGCTACGTGCTTCGACAATATCCTTGTCTGTCAACTTACGACGGGCCTTTGTCACCTTGGCCTCGACCTCTGTCAACTTACGTTTAGCTTCGACCACTTTCCGTTCAGTCGCTGCTTTAATTTTCTTCGCAAGATCGCGAGGTTGATCCCTGAAGTGCTTCTGGATCGCATTGCGCGATATCTTCTTACCTGTCAACCTGAGATAGTCCTCTGCCATCTGGGCCAGGCTCTTCTCGTTTCTTCTCCAGTCCTCCTCAAGTAATTGCCAGTCGTGTCTTGCGCCTGCCATCTTAGTCGAGTCCTTCGAGGTGGTTGATATCGAGAACCCAGCTCTCCATTAACGGGCGCTTCTTCGATGGTCTGTAGCATTTACAGTGATATGATTCATGGACGCTGCAGTATCCGGAGGAGTCTACGATTGCATCAGGATCATCTACACAGAAATCAGCGTTGGTAAAATATTCACGGGTCTTCTTGTCAGCTCCTAGCTGATCTGTGATCTCTTTCAGCTCTTCTTTGGTGTAGGAGTTTACATGGCGGAAGCAGAGATCGAAGTGCTTGTTCATCCTGGCCAGGACCAGATCACGAATGAACCACCATTGTGCTGCTGCGGAGAAATTGCTGCGCTCTCTCTTGTCGTATTCTGCCTCTACGTCTTTCAAGCAGCTTACCAATGAGGAATAGGAATCGATAGCCTGCTCAATCTCATCCCGCGTGCCGTTGAATAGATGTAATACATCCCAGAAACGACCTTCGTCCGGGTCTTTCCGAAACGTGCGTTCATATCCCTCGCGGAAGGCTTTATTTGTAATCTGAATTCCTTTTCCTTTCATTGTTCGCCCGTCCCTATTTCGAAGATCTCGTACCCAAATGTCTCCCCATATACAGAATTGAGTGCCGCAGCCCTTGCCTCTTCCATCGTATGGTATTTGGCAACATCACCCTCATCGTCCGTCATCTCAACATAATCGCCGACCTGAGTATAAAGCATTACAAAGAAGTCCTTATTCATCGCAACCCTCCTGTAGAAGAAGATGATTATTTTCCATACTTACAACACAGCTATAAAGTATTACCTTGCCGCCTGTTTCAGACATGGCAAAATAGTAGTCGTCTACTGCGTGTAGCAAGCCAAGGAATATGAGATGCTTTCCATTGTCAGTATCGATAAACCATTTACCAAAGTCTTTCTGGTATTCGTTTAACAGCTGTACCCAGTTGTCACTTGCGAGTGGTGGAGATGTACCGGAATCGAACCGACAACCAGATTGAGGATTTAGGGTAGCGCAATTTCCCCCCTCCTTCTTTCCAGGCTCCATAGCATCTCCATTTATGCCGCACATATTAGTTACTAACTCCTTTGTGGCTCACCAAACTGGTTTTCGGTAGTGACAATTTGGTTATTATCTGCATCAGCCAGGTTGTTAAAGAGGTCATCTATGATATCACCATTAAGGACATCTACCGCAGGGCCGTGCAGCTTGACCATGCATAGGTTGGAGGGATCTTTCTGCATGAAGTAATCTTCCTGGTCGCTGATCGCTTTCTGCAGGCGTGTGAGATCCACAAGCGGATTGAACGTACCGGGAGGGAACACCATACGCACATAACGGCCAATACCATAACTGATATTGCCGTTCTCTGTTGCACCGATAGAGAACGGCAAT